CCGCCAATATTGCAGTAGCTGCAGAAATTGCAGCGATGGAAAAAGAAGATCAGAAGCGTCTGATAGAACAACATCAAAAAGAAAATGGAAAGGCAATCAGTAAGAAAGACGTTGAAGCTTTTAAGAATGGTAAGTCTTTAGAAAGTAATACTTATACTTATATATTGGATGATAAAGAATTTATGAAATTAACTAAAAAAATTCGTAAATTGCTGAAGTCAGAGCCTAAGACCATGGGGCAGGAAGAATATATGGACGTATTAAAAAAGATAAGATCATTAGAAAAGCTGTTTTCGTAAATTCTACAACGGAAAATGGAAGGGTGCTATTAATAGCACCCTTGGATATGAAGGAGTTTTTTATGAAAAAAGTTGTAAAAGTAAAAGCACCGAAAGAAGTTGCTGAAGCTTATAAAATGATTAAGAAAAAGATTGATTATCCTGTATTATTGCAGGATAAATGGGCTTTTGAAGATTTCCTGCAGTTGAAAGAAAAGATTGATATTATGCTTGGGATAGAATCCTTTTCAGCTCCAGGATATATTAAAAGAGATGATAGCATTACTGTATATGTTGAAGAAGCACTTTTGGATCAGTTAAAAGAAAGAGCAGAGCAACTGGGTGTTAAAAGAAATACTGTAATGATCCAGGCAATAAAAAATTATTGTACTTATCATGGAAAAGAGATAGGTATTAAATTTAATTGGTCATTTTGAATTGTATACACAATTCTGATGTGAGAAGCAATTTAGGTATGATGTGAAGAGAAAATAGATGGAAGAATGACCTTCAAAAATAAATTGTGTCTGAATTGTATAGAATCTATTATGACAAATAGTTATTTGTCGTATAGATTAGAAAAATAAAAATATGGGGAAAAGGTACAAAAGATGGTATACGGCTATGCAAGAGTTTCTACACGTGAACAAAATCCAGACCGGGAGATTATTGCAATTAACCGGTTTTGTGACAGCATGGGGATGGCAAACGTCAAAGTGTATGTGGACAAATCTACCGGGAAAAATTTAAACAGGCCAGAATACCAAAAAATAAGACGAAAGATAAAAGCTGGAGACTCACTGATTATTCCTGAAGTTGATCGATTAGGAAGAAAAAAAAAGATATTTTAACAGAACTTGCTTTTTTTGAAAAAAAGAAAGTAAGAGTGCTGATTTTGGAAATTCCAACTACGTTGATTGATTATGATTCATTGGATAACCGTTTTGCAGAACTGATGGTAGATATGATTAACCGTCTATTATTTGAAGTATTTGCAGCTTGTGCAGAGTTTGAGATGGAGAAACGTGAGAAGAGGCAGAGGGAAGGATACGAAGCCCTGAAAGCAAGAGGAGAATGGGATAAACTGGGAAGACCAGTCAAAATGACGCAGGAAGAATTTCTGAATAAGTGGGATCAGAAGGGAAAAAATGTAACGAATAAGGAATTTGCAGAAAGTCTTAATATATCAAAAGGGACATTGCAGAGCTATAAAAAGAAATATTTGAAAGGGAAAAAGTGAATATATGGCATTAATTGATAATGAAAAATTATATGAAAATATAGAAAAAAAATTAGAACTGATAAAAGCTGCAAAAGAACAGCCAGTAATTATGAAGCCATTTATTAAGGATTTTGCTTATCGCTTTTGCTGGTCCAGTAATGCTTTGGAAGGAAACACGCTGTCTCTTGATGAAACGATCTGTTTGATTGATTATGACGAAGTAAGATCTGGTCATACATACACGGAATATCAGGAAGCAAAAAATTTGTATAAAGCAATTAAAAAGCAAATGCTTCCATTGCAAAAAAGAGAAATTACAGAAGCTTGGATCAAAGAAGCAAATGGGGAAATTATAGAAACGGATGGAGACTATAGAACAGGATCGGTATATATAGGGAATTTAGTAGAAGCTGTTTACTATTCACCAAATGCAGATAACGTTCCAGAATTGATGGATACGTTTTTGAAAAGTGCTAATTTTGAAGGAACTTCAGTAAAAGAAAATTTAGAAAAGATAGCATTGACCCATATTCAATTTGAACGGATTCACCCTTTCAAAGATGGGAATGGAAGGGTTGGACGTATGATTTTGAATCAGCAGTTGATTAATAATGGGTTACTCCCTGTTACATTTAGTGCTAAAGGAAAATATAGGCAGGCATTCCGGATCTATGATAGAAATAAAGATACATCCAGTATTGTGCATATTATAGGAAAAGCTCAGGAAGAAGCTATTAGCAGAATTACACAGTTGGATATTTCCCTAAAAAAGAGCTTAGATATTAATAAGGGAGAACAATTTGAGTGGTGAACACTCTTGACATTTAAAAAATCTGACTTATCCAGTGTGTCGTAAAACCCCCTGCTTTAGCTGTGGGGAGTGTCAATAAGATTACTGGAGTGGGAAATTAGTATTGCTATTGTAAGGACATTTGCATATAATGAAGATAGATGGAAACACTACTCACGAAAAGGAGATGTTTTATATGGCTACAAAATCAGCAAATTTATATGCAAGGATTGAACCAGATGTCAAAGAAAA